GATGCTGATGGCGAATACTACGCTGACCCCACGGGCTGTCCTCCGTGTCCCGTTGTAAACGTTACAGATAAACAGCTTGGTAAGTGGGTTGATTTTGAGGAGTCAGTCATTGAATGGGTATCTGATTACCAACGCGCAATAGCATGAACAACTACCTCAACAGACAGCTGATCACGAAAGTGAAGCAGCTAAAACAAATGGCTGAAGCGGGGGGCATGCATCTCGCTCAGAACAACAGCAACTACAATGGAAACTACCTATCCACGGTAAGGCTGTATCGGAACCGTCAAGACTTCGGGCATCCCGACCGAGCTGTATGGGAGGGGAAGGATGAAGCGGACATTGACGCACTTATGAGCAACAAGCTTGACCTGTAGCTGTGCATAGCACACACTGAGCGCGTTCAGTTTTTCCTTCTGAACGTGTTTGTGATCCCCATTGACTGAGGCATCAGTTGGTGGGGATCTTTTTTATGACAGCTGGGTTTCCCTCTGGCGAGTAATCATCCAGTGATGGGGCAACGAGGCGTGCTCCTTTGGCATAAACTCTGTGAATCGCTGAGCTGTTGTGACCGAGGGCTACCATCGCCAGCCTCTCAGGCATACCAGCTTGGAAGGCTCGCTCAGCCCACGCATACCGATAGCTGTGCAGTGAGATGCCATCGATGTCGCAACGCTTGCATAACCTACGGAAGATGGATGCTCTGTCTTTGCTGTTGATCTTCTCGATAGCTGGAAGGAACAGACCTTTGCTGCGTCCATACTTCAATGAGTTGAGGAGAGCTTTGACTTTCTCAGAAAGATGCTGGGCAGCGCGTGAGCCTGTCTTATGCCTCCTGTATACCAGCACATCACCATCCATATCCTCGACGCGGAATGATGCAGCATCTGACTGAGCAGCTCCTGTTTCCCATAGTAATTCTAGGTAGCATGACCACCTGTAACTGTGAAGGTTTGAACACAACCTGCGATGTTCATCGAGCGTGACCGCACGTTTAATTACTTTCACTTTTTTTGGAAACATTTTCTTGGGCAATACAACGTGTGACCTAGCTCCCAGATCAATCGCCAGTTGTTGCAGAGCGGAGAGATAGACCTGAGTCATCGAGCCTCCGTTATTGAGTAGCTCCAGAAAATCACAACCAGTTGTTTCTGTTATGTCACTATGCCGCAGTTGGTTCCAGCGTGGCATCTTGAACTCGTTGTGCTTTCGCTGCTGTGTCTGTGGCTTGCCAGTGCTGGCATACATCGTCATCAAGTTTTCCCATTTCATCGTGTTTGTTGTTGCTGTTATTAAGAGTGCATGTATGGTGCGTGCATTCGGTAGCACGCTTAGCTCAGCGGTAGAGCACTGCCTTCACACGGCAGTTGTCGCAGGTTCGAACCCACCGTTTTTATGAAGTTAATTGGCCCTTTTGAATCTATAGATTCGTTTAACAAGAGATGCCAAAAATTTTCATCACAAAGCAAAGTTGCATTTACCTTTCAGAGATGGTTATTCCTCATCAGGAAACAGGCCATCATGATCTTTTAGCTGCCCTAGTTTCTTCCGCTTTTGATGCTCTGCCTCCAGAAGATACTCAACCACTTGAGTCTTCGACCGACGAGACGCCTTAGCTAAGGCGTCAAGCATTTCACTGGTGTCTTTTGAAACCCAAAAACCCACCCGCTTTCTGTCGTCTGATCGTTTGTTCGGCATGCCCTTAGCCTAGTTCTATATTTTTATTCAGAAAAATCCAGAAAAAAAACTTTACACAGGTGTGCTTCCACCTGCATCATGTGTGTAACACATGATTTCCACCAACAAAACAAAACTAAAGTCTGTTCTGATCTCTGAGAAAGCTCACCGACAGCTCGCGACTTATGCTCGCAAACAGGGGAAGAAACTTCAAGCAGTGGCAGATGAAGCAGTCAAAAAATACTTCAAATGAACGACCCAGAAATAAGAGACGAGATCGTCAACAAATTCCAAACAGAGTTCCCTGTCAAATTTGACAACGGCACTCGCGAACACAATCCAGATGGAGACAAAGGGCTGTGGCGAATGAGCATTCCTCAACTCGCACATGCAGTTCGTGAGGAGGTTTACGACCTGCTCGCTTACGTCTCAACGATGGAGAAAAAATTTCTAGCGGAACAGACCGCTAAGGAAATGAAGACAACCGAAACAAAAAACAAATAGAAAGAAATACAATATGTTCCTAACAGCAGAAACTACCACCAAAAAAGACTTCGAGATACATGCAAAAGGCCCATGTAAGGGTGTGTGCACAGAAGTAATCACGCAGAACAAAAAAACAAACAAGCCATTCAGCAACGAAAATGGCGAGGGAGAGGTTAAGAAGCATCAGATGATTCTGGTTTTTCAGACTGACAAGACCGTTGAGACAGAGGAGGGGAACGAGCATTGCGTTCACTGGGAATGGTGGTTCAACATTCCTCGATCATTGGACAATGAGAACAGCAAGCTTCACAAATTCCTTAACAATTGGGAGGTAGCGATACAGGACTACGAGACGCAGGAAGCCTTTGCTGAAGCAGTTGTGGGTAAGCCAGCTCATCTGGTCTTCACGCACAACAAAGGCGATAACGGAAAGACTTACAGTAACCTGACCAGTTGCACAGCAGTTGATGAACCAGCTGATGCTTGGGTTGCGAAGGATTACAAAGCTTACAACGTAGTACCATTCTAAGGTTATGTTCCTATCCGCAACACCTCACTCCAGAACCAGAGAACTAAGCGGAGACGGGGGCGGTCATTGGTATTATCCCGATGGTCGTCCTCTTCATACTGTTCAGTCGAAGGATGGAAGTGAGAGGAACACAACTAAACGAGACGCTCGCAAGCTGGGCCTGTATCCCAGCGTGACCACCATTACTAAGGTCATTGGCAACCCTTCACTTGATCGATGGAAACAGCAGCAGATGCTTAATGCATGTGTGGCTATGCCCATCAGACAGGGAGAGGATCTTGCTGAGTATGAAGCAAAGGTAAAGGGGATGGCTCAGAAGAAGATGGTGGATGCGAGAGCCTTTGGTTCGCTAATGCACAACGCCATTGATGAGTTGAACAAGTCCTTCTTTCTAGGTAGCGAGTATGCCGAGATCGCTGACTACGTAAAGCACTACGCTCAGTGGTTGAAGGAATCCAAAGTGGAGATACTGGACAGCGAGTTCGTTGCTGTTAGTGACCGCTATGGTTACGCAGGACAAGTCGATGCTATTGCGAGGGTAGACGGCAAAATGACATTGCTCGACTACAAAACGCAGGACGTTAAGACCGATTCTAAAGGTAACCTCAAACCCAACTACTACGACAGCTGGTTGTGGCAGTTAGCTGCCTACAAAAATGCTGAGTGGGCAGGTAAACCTAAGCGGATCACTCAAGTAATGAGCGTGGTCTTATGTTCGCACACCCCAGCTCCACCGATGATCAAAGTGTGGTCAAAGGATGAGCTGGATGCAGGTTGGAAAACCTTTCGAGCTGCCTGTGAGATATGGCAGCTGACCAACAAGTTCAACCCTTCGATCAACGTCGAGCAGCTTAAGAGTAACACCGATGGGCAAGTCGCAGCGTGAGAAAGGGAAGAGGGGCGAGAGGCAGTGGAGGGACAAACTCCGTGCAGCAGGGTTTGATCCCTCCACTACATATCGAGCGTCTCAGTATAGCGGAAAAGCTCCTGACGGCAGTTCTGCTGACGTTGTATGCGCGGAGTTACCCGACATATACTGGGAGGTTAAAAACGTAGAGAGACTCAATGTGTGGGCTGCATACGAGCAAGCTAAGCAGGATGCAGGAGGCGGGAAGTTACCCGTGGTTGCCCATACAAAGAATCAATACCCGTGGCTAGTGACGATGGATGGCGAGCAGTTTCTCGACATCCTGAGACAGTCGGATCTGGTCCATACACAAACATCACAGGGAGGAATAGGGAACAATGGAAGGGACGGAAATAGTGATGCCGAATGATGTATTGAGTTTGGCGATTGGGATGGGATCAAAACTGATCATCGCATTTGTTTTGAACCACCCAAAACATACACAGCAGGAGGTAGCAGACATGCTTGGAACCTCCAGACGGAACGTGGCAAAGGCTGTCGCGTTGGCTAAATCGGAGTGTGAACATCTGTTCACACAGTGTGAACAACTGTTCACAGAAAAGAGAACAACTGTTCACACCCCTTTAAAGAAAGAAAGAAATAAAGAAAAGGGAGAGACAATACCCACTCCTGCGGCTCGGAAATTACCAGACTTTTCTGAGGTTAAAGTCTTCGCAGCAAGCGAAGGTCACTCAGATCTGGCAGAGGAATTCTTCAACCACAACTCCGAAGCTGAATGGATGACCAAAACTGGAGAACCCATCACTTCGTGGAAGGGTTGGTTCCGTGGATGGGCAAAGAATAAAAAGACAGCGACCACTACAGGCAAGAAAAGCAAAAGCAAAGCAAACACAATCTCAATGGAAGACATGCGATACATGTCCGACTACGAGACACAAACACGCAACAAGAAATAAAAACACAGAAGGAAAAACAAATGGAAGAAATACCAAAAGACACTCCAGCGGAACTGGCACTACTAGGTGCTGCCATTCTGGGGAAATACTCAGACATCAGTGCTGCTGGATGCAACGCAGATTATTTTAACGACCTACGATGTCGAGCTGTATGGATCGAAATGGAGGCGATGGATTCTGAGGGAGTTAACCTCACATGCGAAACCGTATGTCACAGGCTTCGCAGTCATAAGGATGTCAGCATTCTCGACATCAATGATATGGTTGACAGCTGTAGCTCACCAGTCAACTGGCCTTACTGGAATAGTATCGTGATCGAGAAGATGAAAGCTCGCGAAGTCCAGCAAGCAGGATGGAAGCTGGTGCAGGAGGCTACGACTACCGCCAGCATCGATGACTTGGTGTCTCAGGCTGAGTCCGTGGTCTACGGGCTGACCAAAATGGTGGCTACTGATCCTGATTCTCGGAAGAACTCTTTTCAGCGGGTCATCCAATCTCTGGAGGATGCCCATAACGGCAAGGCAAAGGGGGTAGAAACGGGTTTCCCATCTCTCGACCGTATCTTAGGCGGGCTGCGTGGTGGACAGCTCTGTGTGCTTGCTGCGCGTCCTGCTGTCGGGAAGTCTGCGATGGCTGGGAACATCGCGACTCACCTAGTTCAGCAGGGACACGGGGTTGGCTTCTTCTCATATGAGATGACAGCTGACGAACTTAACATGCGAATGCTCAGCAGTGTGGCTGATGTTGATCTCGTTGGCGATGTCCTTAACCAGAACGAAGACGCAACGGGGAGGGTGCAAACGATTCAGAAAACCAGCACGCATGTCCCGAGTCTAGCGAAGGCTCCACTTCACATCATCGATAACGCCAGCTTGAGTGTGCATCAGATCCGAAGCCGCGCTCGTAAGCTTGTAAAGGATGAAGGCATCAAGCTTGTCATCATCGATTACCTGCAACTGATCAAGCCCTCTGTCGATGACAAACGCAGAGATCGTCACCTCCAAATTGGAACGATCACAGCTGGACTCAAACAGATGGCAATGGAACTGGACATACCTGTCATTGCTTTAGCTCAGCTTAACCGTGGAGTGGAAGGTAACAGAGCGCAGAGCGCAGCTGACAAACGACCCAAGCTCTCAGACCTACGTGAGAGTGGAAGTATTGAGCAGGACGCAGATCTAGTCCTGTTCCTATACGCCGAGCAAATGCTGTTCGATGGGCCAAACGTGCTATTGAAACTCGCCATTGGAAAGAACAGAGCTGGGAGACAGGGAGCAATTGATCTTGTCCTCGTCCGCAACCGCACACGCTTTGAAGAGGCATCTGAACCGCACCACGAAGAGTGGCTTAACCGTAAACGCAGCGAGCAGATTGCTGATGACTGAACACTTTCGCCAACCAATCAAACTCTGAGATATGTTGGACTGCCTACAACTGGCAGTGGCGAATAAAGGGAGGACACACGGTGTGTCCTCCCACTCACACAAAAGAAAATAATGAGCTTCATTAAACGACTGAGTGACATGCTGGGCATACCAGCTGACCGTGAGAAACTAAACAAAACAGTTTCTGATATTAAAACCAGACTCAACGAGCTGGAAGCTAGGCCAGCTAACGCAAAGACAAACCCTTTTGTATTTGAGCTGAAGAATGATTCAGCTGGTTACGCTGACGGGAGCTGGGAACAAATCATCAGGCTGGGCCAAGCGGCACAAGCTGGTTACCGTGATAAGTCAGAGTCTTACTGGCAGGACAAGCAGGGGAACAGCCCGAGCGGTAGAGGTTGGTATGGTTCCTTTGAAGCCCCGAAGGTGGTAATTCGTTGCACGGAACCTGTCTATAACTTCCGCAACACCGCTAGACTAGCTGGATCTTTTCAGGTTAGTAGCCACGCTCATATGGGCAGCGTGCTTCGCTTCCACGGAGACGGGCCAAGCGTGTTGAAAGATGATAACGGTTGGTGGCATCAGACAGGTGCAGCTATCGGCCTGTATGTAGAGCCATCGACTCTCGTTGAGGGGAGAGACGTTCGCAACTTTGAGCAAGCTATCAGCAATGTCACCATCGTTGGTCATCGTGGTTCAATGCCGATCTACATATCTGATAACGCATTCAACTTTCGATTAAACGACTGCAACCTACAGGCCCATCAGGGGGCACGAATTATTGTCAAGCACGGGCCAGCTGTAGGAGCGAGCTGGTATCCTGTCAGTCAGAAACCCAGCGGTAACAACTACCTGCCTGATCCTGTGTTTAAGGATTGCCTTATTGAGGGCGTTCACAAATGGGATCGACGCAACACTGGGATTTGTGTCAGCGGAAACAACATTCAGTTCCACGGTCTTAACTTTTATGGCGTGGTCACTGGGATCATGTCAACTGGACA